CTATTCCATGTCGTCGAATGCGGATGCCCAGGCCGGCAAGCGCGGCAACCGCAAGCTCGACGAGTTCGCCCTCCATCCGGATCCGCGCAAGCTCTACTCCATCGCCTACCCGGGCGTCACCTGGGGAGGTTCGCTCGCCATCGTTTCCACCCATCGGGGCAGCGCCAACTTCTTCAACGCCCTCGTCACCGAGATCAAGCACAAGGACAACCCCAAGAAGTTCAGCCTGCACACCGTCACCATCCAGGATGCCCTCGACCAGGGCTTCCTATCGAGGCTACAGGCAAAGCTTCCGCCTGGCGACGCCCGCCAGGACATGGACGAGGCCGACTATTTCAACTTCATCAAGAGCGGCTGCGCCGACGAGGAATCCTTCCTCCAGGAATTCATGTGCGTCCCGGCCGACGACAACTCCGCGTTCCTCTCCTACGACCTCATCTCCGGCTGCCTCTACAAGCTCACCGAGCCTTGGGAATGGTCCATGGCCGATTTCGCCGCATGCAAGGATCCCGTCTATGCCGGGCTCGACATCGGCCGTGCCAACGACCTCACCGCCCTCTGGCTCTTCCAGGTCGTCAACGGCACGTGGTTCCTCCGCAAGCGCGTCGAGCTGCAGAACGTCTGCTTCGCCGACCAGGAGGCTACCATCTATCCATATCTCGAGTTGCCCTGCCTCCGCCGCGCCTGCTTCGACCAGACCGGCCTCGGCCGCCAGTTCACCGAGCGTGCCCAGGCCCGCTTCGGCACCTACCGCATCGAGGGAATCACCTTCACCGGCCCCGTCAAGGAAGCCCTTGCCTATCCCGTCCGCTCCGCCTTCGAGGACCGCACCATCCGCATCCCTGACGATCGCTTTGTCATCTCCGACCTGCGCTCCATCAAGAAGGAGACCACCCTTTCCGGCAACATCCGCTTCGTCGCCGACAGTGGTCCCAACGGCCATGCCGACCGCTTCTGGGCCATGGCCCTTGCCCTGCAGGCAGGCAAGTCCAGCACCACGCCACTGCTTCCCATCGTGATTGAATCGACCAGGACCCACACCATTCGGTCCCGGCGCTCCAGGGAGATCATCGCCGCATGAGCAACATGCCTCAACCCTTGCCCCCAGCCACGCCGCCGCCCGGCATCCTGCCCATGCCCGCCGAGGGCCGGATGGAGCTCGTGAACGCCTGGCGCGAATCCTATAACCCGCTCCGCTCCATCTCCATTCCCCGCGTGGTCTCCATGCTCGAGGCCGCCCAGGTCGGCCAGTTCGCCGAACTCCACTGGACCTACAGCTTCATCGAGCGCCGCGATGCCGACCTCATGGCCATCATCGAGCGCCGCACCGCCGCCCTGCAGGAGATGGACTTCAATATCAAGACCGTTGCCAAGCGCGCCAGGGCGCTCGGCCGTGAGATCGATTCCGCCCTGGCCGACGAGCAGCGCGCCTGTCTCGTCGAGTGCTACAACAAGTTCGCCAACATCTACGACGCCATCGAGCACATGGAGTCCGCCGCCTTCCGGGGCTACTCCCTTTCACAGTTCCAGAGCGGCAAAGCCGCCATTCTTCCAGCGCAGATTCCGGACGTGCCAGGCGAGGTCCGCCTGGAAAACCTCAACTCCTGGAACATCGCCCGTGAAGGCCTCTACGGCGACTGGTACTGGAATCCTTCCGCCCGCGATCTGCGCGGAACCAATCTTCCCGCCGACGATCGTCTTGATGCCCGATATTTCCTTGTAAGAACCCATCCCCGTCCCATCAACGAGATCGCCATCATCAAGTTCCTCCGCCAGTCCCTTTCTGAAAAGGACTGGGACGCCTTCATTGAGATCTATGGCATCCCCGGCTGGATCGTCATCCTTCCCCCGAACGTGCCATTGGATAAGGTGAACGAATATCGCGATGCCGCCGCCAATGTTGCCGAAGGCGGCTCCGGAGCTCTCCCGAACGGCTCCGACGCCAAGTGTGCCGATTCCCCGCGGGGCGTCGTGCCCTTTGCCGATCGCCTCCGCCACCTTTCCGAAAAGCTCGTGCTCGCCGGTACCGGCGGACTTCTCACCATGCTCAGCGCCCCAGGCTCCGGAACCCTCGCCGGATCCGCGCACATGGAAGCCTTCCGCATGGTCGCCCGCTCCGAAGCCCGCAAGATCGGCGAACTGTTCCAGCGCCAGATCGACTGCCCCATCCTCGATGCCGTCTTCCCCGGCAAGCCGCACCTTGCCTATTTTGAAATCGCCGCCAACGAGGACATCGATGTCGACGCCATCCTCGACCATGCCGTCAAAGCCAGCCAGGCCGGCTATACGATCGATGCCGCCCAGCTGAGCGAGAAGACTGGCTACACCATTGTCGCGAAGCCCCAGGTGTCCGCTCCTCCACCTGGCTTCGCCCTTGCCGGGGGAGCTGGCCTGGTCAACCGTCGGCCGGCCGGCTCCCCCTCCTTAGATTCTCCGGATTCAGCCGCCGTCACCTCGGCCGTCAACGCCACCATCAGCCAGCAGCAGAAGCTCTTTCTCGACTGGCTCGACTCTGTCGAGAAGTCGCTGCCGGAAACCGGCTCCCCCTCCGAGTTCGCCGCCGCGATCGAGGCCGCGCTCAAGAGGATGCCCTCCGAACTCATGACGCAATCCAACCTCATGCTCCTGTCCGATGTGGGCAACCGCCTCATCAGCCAGGCTGTCATCGATGGCGTTACCATGGCCATCGAGGCCCATGGTCCAACCACGGAGGGCCAACCGTGATCGTCGGCTTCAAGGGCATCTCCCGGATCTCACGCTTCATCCGGTTTTTCAACTGGGGCGACTATTCCCACGTCGCCTGGGTGGATAACGAGACCATGGAGTGTATTGAGTCCTGGGCGCCCTGCGGCGTCCGCATGGTTCCCACCATCCACCACCAGCACACTCCCGGCACGCCCGTCGACATCTTCTCCGTGCAAACCACCGATGAGCAGGAGAAAGCCGTCCGCGAGTTCCTGCTCTCCCAGGTCGGCAAGGCCTACGACTGGCCTGGCATCGCCTCCTTCGTCACTCGCCGAAAGTCCGGAGAGGATCCCGCAGAAAAATGGTTCTGCTCCGAACTCATCATGGCCGCCTACCAGTCTATCGGCGTCAATCTCCTCGAGCGCATCCCGGCCTACAAGGTCTCGCCATCCATGCTCGTCACCAGCCACGCTCTTGAACTCATCGATAGTGGAGTCACGCGATACGTCAACACCAAGGAGGAGCAGCAACAATGAAGTCGAAAGTCACAAGTCAAAAGTCCGTAGTCGGTGGTATGTCGTCCGTAGTCCGTAGTCCGTGGTCTGTCGTCCGCAGTCTTTCCCTCTGCGCCATGCTCTCTGCTCTCTGCCTGCTCTCCTCTGGATGTGCTTCGGTCCTCGTCACCTCCCTGCACAACCAGAACATCCAGCAGAAAGCCAGGGCCCTGCAGTTCCGAGCCGACAACACCAGCGCCGCCTTCATGATCGACCTGCTCGACCTCCAGGGCTACCTGGGCGCGTGGCAGGAACATCCCTGGGCCATGGGGTTCGCCACGCTCGCCGATGTCGGCTCTGCCGTGGGCATTGGTGTCGCCATCAGCGAAAGCCAAAGCGGTCCGTCCAAGTCAACCCCGGCCGCTTCCACCCCTGGCGCCCCTGGCACCGTCTACGACCTACGCTCAGGAGAAGGCGGCGACATCACCATCATCAACATCAACGGCGACGCCAACACCACCGGCGACGGCAACGGCAACTCCCAGCTTGAGCACTGAAATGGAAACCTCCCTCCCACTCCCTGTCACCGCGCCGGCCAAGGCCTCCAGGATCGTTTATAGGGCCTCGGTCCAAAACCCGCCCCATGGCCGGGGGCAGGGAGCAGAGGCCCTATTGCAACGATTGCTCAGCGATTGCAGAGGTGTTTTGACCCTAACCCCCTGGAACAGGTGAAACCATGACCCAGTCCACACCAAAAACACCCATCCAAACCCCCGTTCGGGCCTATGGCTGGCATCCCGACCTTCCGGACAAGCGCGATCTCTATCGCCGCTTCGTTCCCCAGAGCGTGCAATCGCTGCCGCCCAAGGTGGATCTCAGGCCGAAGTGCCCGGCCGTCTACGACCAGGGCCGGCTCGGCTCCTGCACCGCCAATGCCATCGGCGCCGCCCATCAGTTCGAGCAGATCCGCCAGGCTGGCAAGAAGCGAAGGAACTTCGTTCCAAGCCGCCTGTTCATCTACTGGAACGAGCGCTCGCTCGAGGGCACCATCAGCGAGGACGCCGGCGCCTACATCCGCGACGGCATCAAGAGCCTGGTCAAGTGGGGAGTCTGCCCCGAAACCGAATGGCCCTACGTGGAATCCCGCTTTGCCGTCAAGCCATCGACCACCGCCTTCATCCATGCCGCGCAGCACCAGGCGCTCAAGTACCAGCGCCTCGACCAAAACCTGCAGCAGCTCCGCGCCTGCCTGGCCTCGGGTCATCCGTTCGTCTTCGGCTTCACGGTCTACGAATCGTTCGAGAGCAAGTCCGTTGCCAAGGTCGGCATCATCCCCATGCCTGGCCCTGGCGAGCGTTCCATGGGCGGCCATGCCGTCCTCTGTGTCGGCTACGACGATGAGAGCAAATACTTCATCGTTAGAAACTCCTGGGGTGCATCCTGGGGCGACAAGGGCCATTGCCACATGCCCTACGCCTATCTCGCCGACAGCGACCTCTCCGCCGATTTCTGGACCGTGACTCTGGTCGAGACCGATTCCTGCAACAAGGCACGGAGGCTGCAATGAATCTCCAACAGGCACCCAGCGGCATGTTTCCCCGGCTCCACGGAGACGATGGCGCCATCCCATCCGATGGCTGGTTCATGGTCAGCGCCAAGGGCGAGTTCCCCATTTCCTTGGAGAACACCCGCACGGGCGAGAAACAGACCTTCATCCAGGTTCTTGACGATGTCGCCTGCGCCGCCATGTTCAATCGCTATCAGGCCGACAAGGCCGCCAATCCCGGCCTTGAACTCCTGGTCGACTTCGACCATTTCTCCGACCAGCTCGACCGCCGCTCCGAGGCCGCCGGCTGGATCGTGGATCTCCAGAACCGCGCCGACGGTCTCTATGCCAGCATTCGCTGGTCCGACCTGGGCGAGCAGGCCGTCACCGGCCGGCGCTACCGCTTCTTTTCACCTGTCTGGGAGCCGAGGGACTGCGAAGTCCTGGGCAACAACCGAATCCGGCCGCTTCGCCTGGACAAGGCGGCACTCACGAACGAGCCGCGCATGCGGAACATCCAGCCCCTGTTCAACAGGGCCACTGGCCCCGCCGACGGCATGAAAGGAACCATGGAACACAAGAAGATGCTCTGCGATCTCCTGGGCCTGCCGGCCGATGCCACAGACCAGCAGATCCAGAACGCCTGTACCGAGCTGCAGGCCAAGATCAAGAATCGTGTCGAGGCCGAGACGCAACTCACGGCACTCACCACCGAACGCGATGGCCTGCTGGCCAAGGTAAGCGCCTTCGAGACCGCCGAACTCAACCGCCAGGTCGACGCCGATCTCGAGACCTACAAGGACCGCATCACCAACCGCGACGACGTCAAGGCTGCCCTCCTCGCCAATCGCGAAGGCACCCTCAAGGTCCTCGCCGCGCTCAAGGTCGCTCCGGCCGCGCCTGTCCAGAAGCTCCTTAACCGCACCGACGGCAAGAGCCCTGCGCCCGCCACCCAGGTCGAAACCGATCGGCTCGACGAACAGTTGAAGCTTGTCGAGGAGATCAAGCTCAAGAATCGCTGCAGCTACACCGAAGCCTATAACCAGGCCATGACGACCAAGCCGGAACTGTTCCGGCCTGCTGCTGCCGCGACTGTGTAACGAAACGAACAAAACAACGCAGGTCAGAAGAAAGGAAACATCGAGACATGAATTCAACGAAGACGTTTGCGAACAAGGCCGCGACCGATCTCTCCGCCAAGGATGGATACGTCGCCAAGTACGACACGAGCGGGGTCAATGTGTGCTCCGCCATCACCGACCAGGCGGTCGGCATCATCACCAAGGGTGGCGACGCCACGGAACTCAAGAGCGATGTCGCCATTTTTGGCGAGGCGCTCGCCAAGCTGGGCGGCACCGTCACCGCCGGCCAGATGGTCACACCCCACACCGACGGCACGGTCGTCGTCAGTGCTGGCTCCGGCTGCACCGAGTTCGGCATTGCGCTCGAGAGCGGAGTCGTGGGCGACTTCGTCAGGATCTTCATCCTCGGCGGCCACAAGCAGTGGGCCTAGCCTGAACCCCTGAATCCCTGAACAGAAAAGAAAGACACGAAAGGTAAATAAACAATGCCAAACAGACCCAACAACGTGACGATCCGTAAGGACCTCACCAGCTACGCATTCGGCGTCATGCAGGACGCCCAGGCGGTCCTCGCGATCGCCAAGATCCTCGCCCCGGTGGTTCCAACCGGAGCGGCCTCCGGCCAGTTCAACAAGTTCGACACCACGGCCGCCTTCAAGGCCTATGCCGCTGCCGTCGCCCGCCGCGCCATTGGTGGCCACGCCACCGAGATCGGCCTGCTGAGCGATGTCGCCAGCTTCAACATCAAGCCCAACGGTCTGCGCATCAAGATGGATGAGTTCGAGAAGACCCAGGCTGGCGGAGATGTGGCACTCGTTGAGCAGGCGAAGACTCGCACGCTCACGATCAGCTCCGTGCTCTCCTACCTCAACGCCGTCGTCACCGCCATCAAGGCGTCGATCTCGGCCGAGGCTGGCAAGGGCACCTGGACGAACGCCAACGTGGATCCCATCCAGGAGATCAACGATCTCATCAAGGCCGTCTGGCTTGCCAGCGGCATGGTGCCCAACAACGTCGTCATCGACTTCGGCGCCTGGTGCGTCCTGGCCGGTAACAAGAACGTCATCGCCCGCATGCCGGGCGCGGATATCGCGGCCGTCACGCCGCTGCGTGTCCAGGGCATGCTCGTCAACCCGAACGTGAAGATCACGATCAGCACGGCCGCCGGCCTCACCGGTGGTGGGCTGGGCAATGCCGCCGCCACCAAGCAGGGCGTTCTGGCTGGCTCCGTCCTCGCGTTCTACAACAGCGATGCCGCCACGCCCTACGATCCGTCGTTCTGCAAGGTGTTCTCGCCGGCGGCGAATCTCTTCACGGAGGTCTACACCTACCGCGAGGAGCCGCACTTCGACTGGTTCGAGAACGACTGGCAAGACGACATCCAGGTCGTGTCGAGCCTGCTCTGCAAGCGCATCGACGTCACCGGCGCCAACATCTAGTCAACCGGGATCGCCGTCTTACGAGGGCGGCGATCCCACTCAACGTCGACACAAGAAAGGACAATACGAAGATGAAGAAGTTCTCACTCGCCCATCTGATTCTCATGGGCTTGATCATGCTCGCCTCCATCGTGGCCTTTGCTGGATCGGTCTATGACCGCACCACGCAGACGCTCTCGACCACGGCAGGCACCGCCACCTTGACGAACAACGTCAAGTATGCGGCCCTCAACCTCAAGCGCATCTGGATCGAGCGGAACCTCTCGGCCTCCGCGACCGTCACAGTCAGCCGCGTCACCAGCGACCTCACCTATACCCAGTCCGTGGGTTCGGTGGTCTGCACGACCGGCTCCGGCAGCACAGCCAGCTTCACCGCCGGCTATCTCGCTCCCGGCGACATGCTCACATTCCTGAACAGCGGCACCACAGGCGCCGTTGCCATCGTGGAATACGAGGTGCAGAAGCACTGAAGCACTCAAGCTCAGGCGCCGGGGCCTTTCCTGGCTCCGGCGCCACTTCTTCCCTGAACCCTGAACCCTGAAACCTCCCATGACCTGGCCCACCATATCCGCTGCCGATCTCAACGACTACAAGGTCGCCGCCATGATTGAGGCCCTGCGCACAGCCGCCCTCGACTCCGGCCAGGCCGATCCCTTTGACACAGTCATGCACGATCGCTGCAACTACGTTCGCGCCCGGCTGTCCAGCATTTCACTTTCCGCCACCGCCTATTCCGTTCCCCCGGAACTCAAGACCTGTGTGTGCTGGCTCATCATCGAAGCCATGCAGAGCCGCCTGCCGGGTCTCAGCCTCACCGAGGAGGACAGGCGCATGATCGATCGCGCCTACAAGGATCTCGATCTTGCCGCCGCCGGCTCTCTCCCGATCACCCTTCCCGACGATGCCATCACACCCTCCGTGCAAGCCGGCACATCCCCGGCCATGCAATCCAAGACCCTGAACTACACTCGTGACGACCAGGACGGAATCTGACCATGGACTTCTCAGGAGCAATCCCACTGGCCGATGCCATCGCGAAGATGGATGAGAAGAGCCCTGTCGCGGCCGCGCTCCGGACAAAGGACTGGGAGAATGTTCCACTGGCCATCCGTGAGCATTCCCTCTTTAGCGCCGGCGTTGACTGGGCAGACTTCCTCACTACTGCCAAGGAAAAGCTCCAGACCTCACTCAGCCTTGCCAGGGAGCAGACTGCACGGGGCAGCGCCTATGTCGATCGCTCGTCCTTCATTGGCGACATGCGCGCCATGGTCCTCGCCGAAGACAAGTCCGATGGCACCGGCCGCATCACAGACCTGGCATCCCGCGCCCGCCTCGGACTCATCTATGACATGCAGATCCAGCAGGCCCAGAACTTCGCCCGCTGGAAGACCGATCAGGACCCCGACATCCTGGACGCCTACCCTGCTCAGGAATTCCTACGGGTCGAAGGCCGCAAACAGCCCCGCGACTGGCTGCAGCGCTGGCGCAATGCCGACGGCAAGTTCTACGCCGGCCGCATGATCGCCCTCAAGGACGATCCCGTCTGGACCGGCATCTCCCGCTTTGGAACCCCATGGCCTCCCTTCGACTTCCAGAGCGGCATGGGTGTCCGCGATATTTCGCGCAAGGAAGCCGAGGCCCTTGGCGTCATCCAGCCGGAGCAGCAGGTCGAACCCTCCGAGGCCGGCTTTAACGACACTCTCCAGGCCAGCCTCACCCATGTGGACCCGCAGGTCTCCGACACCCTGGTCAATCTCTTTGGCGACCTCGTCGAGGTTGCTGGAACCACCATCAAGTGGCTCGGGAGCTTGTCATGACCGTACAGATCATCATCGATATCAATGACTATGCCTCCGCTGGCGCCCGCGATCTCCAGAAGAAGATCGACTATCCCCAGGGCATGCTGCAGCGCGCAGGCAAGGCCATTGAAGTCTGTTTGCGCGATCACTTCCTGCGCCGCAACTCCCAGCCGAACAAGATGGGCTGGACCCCGCGCAACTTCTGGTCTCGCATCCGCAACGCCACCGCCTTTGTCGACGCCACCAACCAGAAGGCCACGGTGGCCATTGCCGACCCGGCCATCAATCAGAAGGTGTTTGGTGGAACCATCAAGCCGCAGCGAGTCTCCAACCTGGCCTTGCCGGCAACAGCCATGGCCTATGCCGCCGGAAGCCCTCGCGAAGGCGGCACACCCGCGCTCAAGTTCATGTTCGCCTTTGATCCTGGTCAGGACCGCTGGCGTCCCGCCCTGGTGGCGGCCGAGAACTACGCCCGGCGTCTCACCCGTGGGAAACGCAAGGGCGAACTCACCAAGGCCCAGGGCGACAAGGCCACCGAGGGCGTTGGCGTGGTGTGGTACTGGCTCGTCAGGAAAGTCACTCAGGATGCCGATCCGGCCGCTCTCCCGTCCGACAACGATATCCAGGCCGCCATCTATGGCTCGGTCGAGTCCTATCTCAAGCTGGAGGGCACAGCATGACCCGCGATCCACTCAGGGACATCCAGGACGAAGTGGCAGCTTTCCTCAAGGCGGAGACTTTCCTCAACGATATCCCCATAATTACCGAGCAGAAGGGCGACATCCTTAACCAGATCGATATTACCCTCGGCAAACTCGGTATTTGTGTGGTTGTCGAGACACTCACCGGTCGACCGGAGCACCTCGGCGCGGGAGCCTACTCGCTGGACATCAAGGTTGGCATCACCGTCACGGAACGGGTCATTATCAACCAGGGCTCCACCGGAACCAAAAAGGCCGCCTCCGAGGTGGTTGCCATCATTCTCTGCCTGCTCAATCCTTCCCGGGCGCGGTGCCCGGCCCATGCAACCTCATTCGACCTGGTCAATGACTCCGCCGGCTTGCTCATTTACCAGGTAAACGCCTCGGCAACGGCCGGCTTCCAGCTCACGTGAAAGGAACATCACCATGATCAGCAGAACCAGCACCAGCATCATTCGCGGCCCCGCCATTCTCATCTTCAACGGCGTCACCTTCTATATAAAGGACAAGATGGATGTCGTTACCAAATACGACACCTTCGATATACCCGTCAGTGGTTTCGGAGTGGTCGACAAGCGCGTCAAGCAGATCATCACCGAGATCACCTTCACTCCCGCGGGAGAGATCGAAGGCACTACACCATCCAGCGTGCTTGAAGTCCTTTTCCCACACACCGCTTCCCGGCCTGGCTATTCCGCTATGCCGGCCACGGATAAAAGCGTGGTCATCTGGCCCATGAACGGCAAGGAGAAGATCACCTACAACAGCGGTTTCGTGTCAAAAATGCCACAGCTCATGCTGTCATCCGTGAAGACAGCCATCGGCCAGGTCACGATCACCTGCATCGGAACCGACAACCAAGCCTGGAGCAATGCCACGCACCTCCTTTCCCTGGCAGATGCGGCCTTCACTGACACCTCCCTCACGATCGCCAATATTCTCACGGTGCCCTACAGCGCTGCCCTGGGCGCTCTTTCCGCCCCGTGGAACTCCATCCAGACCAAGGATGGATGGACCATCGACTTCAATGTCCCGCTCGTGCCCCAGGAGGTCGACGATATCGGCATCTTTGACTGGATCTATGGCGACGCTTCCACCGTCACAGTCAAGTGCAAGCCCATCGGCATCAAGGTGGCCGACCTGCACGGCCTCATGAAGCTGCAGGACACCGGAGTTGCCAGGGGAATGTCCATCCTGGACAAAGCCCAGACCCTGATCATCACGGGTGGAACCGGCAATCCCAAGGCCACCATCTATGGCTGTGTGCTCCTGCAGGCCCCACACACCTATGCCATCGGCGACCGCGTCGAGGATCTGGAATTCTCCACGTTGCGCACGCTCTCCACAGGAGCGCTTGTCGATCTCTTCAAGCTCGAGATTGCATAGGACCCGTCATGCAGGTCAAATTCAACAACGAGGTTCTGGCAGGGAGCGGACCGGAAGGCACCAGCAACTTCCGCCTTAACTCCAGGACCCTCGTGCAGGAGGCCGACTTCCTCCGCGCCGAGGATGGCAGCCAGTTTGACCGCAAGAACATCAGGAATGTGGTGAGCTTCCGCACCTATAAGCTCTTCGCCGATGAGGCCGATGCCGAAGCCTGGCTGCTGGAACGCGGAGACACCATCCTTGGCCGTGGCCTCGTCACCATCACCTGCACCAGCGCCAACAAGCAGATAGAGCGCTATCTCAGGAATGCCGTCGTCAAGGCTACGAACGGCGAACAGATCGGAGTCACCGTCATCATCGACTACGAGATCACGGGTGGCAAATTCAGGAGCACTCCATAATGAAACTTGAACGACGTCGCATCCGGATCGCCGCCGACGCCACCAAGGCGCCCGACTACGAGGTCAAGGATATCTTCACCGCCGCCAAGCCTGCCGTCTGGCGTGGCAACGACCTGCAGATCGAGATTGGCATCCATATGGCCGCCGCCCTGGTCACCGATATCAGCAACTTCGCCTCGCTCACTGTCCGTATCCTCTCCGACTCAACCGCCTCGGCGGCATCGTTGGTCAGCAAGACCCTCTCTGCGGGGGACCTGAACGGATCGCTCACTGCCGAGCAGTGGTCCGCCGGAACCCATCAGCATGCCACGGTCAGCTTTTCCGGAGAGGAAACCAGTCCAGTGCTCGGTTCATCTCTCAGCAAGCAATTCTGGATGGTCGTTTCCGGAGTCACGAACGATTCGCCGGGCAGGGCAATCACCCTATGCGCAACCACCATCACGATCTACGAGGATGGCGAGGGCAGCGAGATCAGCACACCCGAGCAGGCCGCCCTCATCTATAACCGACAGGAGTCGGATGCCAGGTATCTTCCCCGGCATGAGGATGGGTCCGCTGTCCGCTATATCAACGGCAGGTTCTACCACTACGAACCAATCACCGACCTTTGGTACCCGCAGGTTGCAGTCATCAAGGATGGAGTCGCCGTGCTTGCGCTAGGCCCTGGAGAAACATTGCCATGAATCTTGCCATGAGAAAGACCCTGTTCGCGCTCCTCGTCGTCGCCTCCTACAATATCGCTTCCGCCACATTGCAGGTCGATAATCTTGCCCCCACCGGCATCACCCGAACCATTGCCTGGATGAATGGCTCCCTCGTTTCAACCAATGGCGACACGAATGTCATCTCCCTGCAGCTTTTCTATGGCCTATCCGATGCCACCACCAACATCGGTTCATGGTCCTATACCAACATCCTGACCGATGTCGCCTCCACCGGCGCTGTCTCGACCAACATCACCGGCCTCACACCTGCCAGCCTCTACTACTATCGCTGGCTGGCGCTGGAAGGAACCAACAGTGCCTGGTCCAGTCCAAGCACGAACTTCTGGACCCTTGCTGGCGCCCCCACGTCCACCCCGCCTGCGGTAACTGCCTTCCCATTGCAATGCGATTCCAATGGGGTTGTCCTGGCTCCAACCAACTTCTTCTCCGCCAACCGAATTCCCACCAACTTCGGAACCGGCGATGGCGACTTCCTCAAGGATGGCTCCCGCGCCATGACGGGTTCGATCGATCTCGGGGGCAACTCCATCTCAAATGGCCAGGCCAGCCTCACCAACCTACAGTTAAATGGTTTGTTGTCCGGCTCGTTCACGCTTCCGGACACTTTTCTCTTGGCGTCACTGCGCGGTGGCGTGGACTATGGAACATGGGGCCTGTCTCTTCGGTTTGGATCAGACAACCTTGGCTACTTCGTCATCGATGGCAACATCTGGCCATTCGCACCTGAGACCAATATCATTGGCGTCATCAACGGCATGCCCCTCTATTACCGAGATCCCGTCGGAGACGCCTATTCCCTGATCGTCTCCAACGGCATCCTGTATTCAGCCGGCGCCAAGGTGCTCACGGAAAGTCCGGGGGGCGCCACGATCCACGGTCGGCTCTCACTCGGATCAGATGAAGGAATCGGACACAGCCTGGGCGGAGACGACTACACCTGCGTCGGTGGCGACAGCCTCAACTGGAGCGATACCTACCTCATGCTTAATCGCACGAATGCCTACGGCCCCTATACTAGGGGAGGAGCCGACTTCGTGTTGACCAACCGGTTCGCGGTATGGTTTGGCTTCGACTTCTACCAAAACGCCTACCGGCACTTCACCGTCACCCCGACCGGATATGCAGGTGCCGGCCAGGCCATCATCGACGGCGGAACCTACGACAGCGCGAACGTCCGCCAGAGTGAGATCGGATATCCATCCTGCGTCTTCACGAACTTCTACTGGCGCGGCTATCCGATCGAGAATGCCTACCTTGATGCCGCCACCCCCGCCCAAGGCATTGCCGGTACAAATGCCCTCGCCCAGGTACAGGCCCTGCAATCCCTCGGCATCACCAATGCCAGTGCCTTTGCAACGGCCTCCCAGGGCATTGCCGCCACCAATGCCCAGGCCCGCATTGCCACGCTCGAGACCAACGTCACTTTCAACACCACCGACTACGAGTCCTGGCAGATCGTCCCCACCGCCACCACCTGGGAATACACCCTGGCAGGCCCGAGGGACCTTGCCTTCGTGGTCACCAACATCTTCAGCAAGGTCGATGCCTACCAGGCCACCTTCGCCCTGGTGAGCTGCCCGACCAACGCCGCCTGGCGCTCCGGAATCATCACCAACGTGGCCGGGATCGTCGCGCTCCCGAATGGAACCATCACCCCGTGCTATGCGGAGATCCCCGCCGGCTACGAATGGGGCATCCAGGTCACCGACAACGACCCGCGCACCCAGAACCTGCGGATCCGGGCAAAGGTGGTGCGGTGAGATGCTTCGCATTGGCACAGCGCTTCTGATCCTGCTGGCGGCCCAGTCCTCCCTGGCTGCCAGCGGAGGAACGCCCTGGTGGCTGCTCTCGTCCTCCACGGGGTCTGGCGTGCGTGTGGATACCGCCTATGCGACCAATGCCACCACCACTCGCCTGGTCCTTCAGGGCTCTGCGGTGACGGCAATGACCACCGCCGGAGGAACCTCCGTCGTCACCATCACAGATGGCTTCATCGATGTTGGCACCAGCAACAATGCCGCCTATGGCAGCAATGGCGTGGTCGCGCTTGCCTCGGCGACCAACTCCTACGTCACCACGAACAGTGACAAGGTGGTCAATCTGTCAAACACCAACAACAGCATCCACGTTCAGCGGGTGCCGGACAATGCCAACGACGCCGCCTCCGCCGGCTGGGTTCGCGACCTGATCGGTGGAGGAACCTACTACTTCACGACCAATCCATGTGGCGACTGCGCGTGGATGAATAAAGGAACGAACATCTCCATCCTGTCGACCAGCCCTCTCGCTGCGGCATACACCAACACCATCGCGGCCGGCTACACACAGAACCAATACGTAGCGGGTGGTATCGTCACGAACACACTGATCAACTTGGAAAACCCCATTGCCTATCACGCGCACCTTGCGTTGTCAGGAGCACTACCGGCCACTCACGTCTTTGCGCACTTCGAGACCTACTACTTCTATGTCGGAGGATCTACCACGAATCTCCTGGGAGATTGGGATTCACCGTCATTTGAGATAGGGGCGGATATAGCAACACCGATTCAGCGTGATGTCCCTATCGTGACGCCTATGATCACCAACAATATCGGAGTTGTTGGCTTCCTCAAGATCGACTCCATCGCGGGTCCGGCTGCTGCAATCCAGATTGTTTCCGGGGGCGAGTTCGCGAGCTACATGAGCCTCAAGGCGGCCACTCCGAGCACGGGTGGAACATCCACACCTTTCAATGGAGGTACGATCACTGGAAACACAATCATCAGCAACGCGGCTCCGGAACTCCGTCTTGCTACCGGCCTACAGTGGTCGCGGTTGGTGCAGAGCAACGACAACAGCTCAACATGGTATCGGAGGCAATATAGTGAGGTGACGAATGTTTCAGGCTACACCGCGCCAAGCAACAGCGTGCTCGCGTACTTCTTCGAACAGACAAATTCTACCGATCCCGTCATTACCGATAGATCAACACTCAGCGGGCAGAATGGCTTTGTGAAACTTGGAACAGCCAGCCAGCCTACAAGGGAAAGCATCACCAATCTACCCACCCAGACCTACTGCTACTCATTTGACGGTGGCGACTATATCACGCCAACAAACTGGGCAAACTTCAACTTGTCAACCGGTTGGAATTTCTCGGTGTCATGTTGGTACAAGGACACAAGCGGAAGCGGTGCGATGGTTAGCAAGTGGGACACCAGCGCGACCGATACCGGCTGGATGTTGCAGCGGGCGACTACCGTGACCTATTGGACATGGCGCAACACCTCCACCTACATGCAGCTTAATATCCCTAGCGGGACAGATGGCCAATGGCATCATGTCGCTATGGTGAAGACCGCTGGAACCAGTGCAAATACCGTAACGATGTACCGTGATGGAGTGGCTCAGGTCATCACCACAAACAACAATGCGCTATCAGGAGAGGCGACAAGTGGAAGCACCATCCCTGCGCGTGTAGGAGCAAGGGGACAAGATGCCTCGCTGACCAGTTACTACACAGGCCGCATCTTCCTCCCCATTGTCGCTACCCAAGCATGGAGCGCTGCCACTGTCACAAATCTATATCTTAACACCAATCCCACAAACTTCCTTGGCGTAATGGCTCCGGGTGGCCAGACCAATATCGTCACCAACTCCCTTGAATACACCGTTGCCAGTTCCTCCCAAACCAACACCTTCGGCGACGCCCGCCTGCCGACCGCCATCGTCGGAGCGAATATTACCGTCAATGGGGCGGGCTTGATGCTCACCAACTCATCCGGATTAATCGTTGGATCGTCAGGAACGTCATCAGTCCAGACTGCCATGGCTCCACTCGGGCTGATGGTGACGAACGCCAGCGGAGTCAACAGCGGCTGCACGATAAGCAATGCGGTGTTCCAGGGGAATGGATCCGGATTGACTAATCTCCCTGAAGTCGTTGGGCAGTTTGACCTTTACGGCTTAAACGGTTTTGTGGCTAACCAGAATTACCTACCAGGATGGTCCGTTTTGTTTTCAGACACAGACGGAATAGTAGTGGGAGGGACCTACGCCCATAATAGAGGGACTTACAAGATCGCGATGGTTTGGCAGAACGACACAGCCAACGCGGGAAAAACAATGTCCGGCAAGCTTAGTATGGGGACTGCCACGAATGCAGGAAACATGTCCTGGAATATTCAAAACGGGGCCAACTGGGATCTGTCGCTGTCTAGCGTTTCTCCAGGCATCACTATTTCAACATATCCGACACCGTTTACCATAGACAGCGTTGGCCAGCCTTTTGGGTGCTTATACCAGAAAGATGATAATTCCGGTGGTGCTGCTGGCACCCTATTTGTTCATGGTTTCGTGCTCATAAGGCAATGATATGAAGACATTATTCGCCGCCTTCTTTGAATTGGCTGTTTGCCTCGCGTGCTTCGCCGATCAGACCACCTACTACGTCCGATTCTATGTCGATACTGGAGAAAAGTCTGCCTACTCCGAGGACTTTCCTGCGCAGTATATGACGCTTAGTTTTGCTGACGACACCTTTACAGCCCCTCCAGACCCGTCTCGGCGACAAAAGGTATTCTCGACGCGACACGACCCATCCACCCGGAGCAATATCACTGAGTTTCCAGATGCTCAGATCCTTGCTCTCGATGCTGTGACAGACATTAGGATCAAGGCTGCGAAGATGGCCATGGCCGAAAGCAATATCGTGTCTATCGCCACCGCCAATGGGTTCACCAATCTCGATTGGACCGCCATGCTCGCCTATGACGAGCAGGTCTGTGCCACCAATGAGGCAGCCGGCAACAAGCTGTTCCGGCAGATGGTGGGATCGTTCCTCCTCTATACGGGCAACGGAGGTGATCCCCAGCGGATAGGAAAGGGTAAAGCAAAATGAAGAGTATCAGCCTGGTTCTACTGGTCAGCCTCGGTACCATCCTTGCCAACGCCCAGGATGCCACTCCGTTGCGCTGGTATGTCGATACCGATAGGCCCGCCACGCACTCCATCGAGATACGGCGCGGAGAAAGCGTTGTCCTGGAGCCCGTCTATCGATCCCAGCAGAGTGTCATGGATCTCTCCGCCATCAGCTCCGTCACCCTCCGCTACGCCACCAGCGATATGACGAATGCCTACTATGCCGTCACGGGTAGCGTCTATATGGCCACTTCAGGAGTCTGCCGGATCCGGTGGACCCCTGAACACGAGATCACCAACCGAAGCGCGTCATATCAGATCGTCCTGAGCTCTTCAACCAGCTCGATCATCCGGGCCTATGGCCAGCTCACACTCCTGTCCAGCCTGGCCGATAACGGCGCCACCAACGTCATGCCTGTCCAGACGGGTTTCCTGCGCTCCTCGACCGGTCGAAGCTGCACCTTGACCAATGTGATTGATGGCGTAACCAATCTCTTCACGTTCGTTTCAGGCCAGTTGCAGTGAGGCGTCAATGCCCAACCAGGACTACCAGATAAACGTTCGCCAGGTCACGGTCGGTGACGCCCTCAAGCAGGCCGGCGCTGAGATGGACCAGGTGAAGCAGAAGGCGACTGATCTTGGAGACACCTCCAAGAAAGCCGCTGAAACTGCCTCCACTTCTCATGAAGCCCTTGGTCGCAAGGTTGCCTCGTCCTCCCAGATCATGCAGGGCTCCATAAAGGCCCTGAAAGGCGATCTGTCTGGCCTTGTGGATATCGGGCGCGGTGTTGCTGGTGGCATAGGTCAATCCTTTGGCCAGCTGGCGCTCAAGATCACTGCCGTTGGCGCGGCGGCGGTGGCGGGCTGGCAGGCTGGGAACCTGATCTATAAGCGCTTCGTGGATGACGTAAAAGGCCTCGAACCCATTGCAAAGAAGTCCGTCGACGCCTTCAAGGAACTCGACCAGGTTAAGCTCGATAACATCACCAAGGTTGTCGATGCGCTTCTGGAGAAGATGGATCAGACGGTGTCGAGGATTGAGCGTGCTTCCCGGCGGCAAAATGCGGAGAGGGATGCTGCTGCCAATGCCGAAATCGCAAAGCTCGAGGCAACCATGCCGGAGGGGCCTGAGCGCGATCGAGCCATTGCCGCTGTAAAAGCCCGGTCTGAACGGGAATCTCAGGCCAGTGCCATATCGGAATCTGGCCAGAAGCGAGAACAGTACCTCCTCGCGAAGCAGGATGCGGAGTCCCAGCTCAAGAAGCTCGAGCAGGACAGGGCGGTAGCCACCGAGAAACGTGACTCCGCGCTTACAAGGCTGGGTCCATCGCAGGGTAAGGGAGCCATGGCCCAGGCTGTCAGGGCCGAATACGAGGCATCCGAGCAAGTCTTTGGTCCTGGCATTGATAAGCTCAAGAAGCAGATCGAGGAGCTCCGGGAGAAGATCACGGACGAGGACTCAAACGTCCGGGTTGCCTCGAGGAATATTGATGCCTCCCGCTATCGCAATCAGGCCACCGAAGCCACGATTTCCGCAAGGGAGGAGGAGGATCGCCGGCGCGCCCTCGAGGCAGATATCCGCGCGAAGATACAGGCCAAGAAGGCCGAGGAAGCCAAGGCTATGAGGGAGGAGGAGGATCGCCGGCGCGCCCTCGAGGCAGATATCCGCGCGAAGATACAGGCCAAGAAGGCCGAGGAAGCCAAGGCTATGGATGCCGAGGATATCGAGCAAACAGGACTGGATGTGCAGGCTTCTTCAGCCCGCCGCCGCGCCGAATCGTTCAAGGTCGATCCTCGCTTGAGGGGCAAGTCCAGGGCATTGGCTCAATCCAAGGACTCTGAGCTGGATGTGGTCGCTGAAGCGGCCGCTCAGAATGCCGCCGACCACAAGGCGGCAGTCAAGAAGATGCAGGCTGCCTATAGGGAACAGATCGATGAACTGGTCCGCCTCGCCCAGGACATGAAGACCCAGAACAAACGCATAGGCTCGGGGCAGTAAACCATGGCCAACTGGTCCATACAGGGTTCTCCCACCAGGACATTCGCCGATCTTGGCCTATCCAGGCTGGTCCGCACCACCTCCAACCAGGTCATCGATCGCGTCACGTTCGAGGCTCCGGGAGCCGCCGTCGATGGCTCTGCGCTCTTTGCCTATAGGTCGATGGTTCAAATTCTCCGTGATGGAAATCCGTGGTTCAGCGGGATCTGTCTGACCGTGCCTCGCGTAGGCGCCCCTGCTGATGAGCGCCTCACCTATGAGCTGGCCGGTCCGTGGTGGTATCTGGAGCGCTGTATCTACCAGCAATCATGGAAAATGTGGAACTCGGCGAAGCAACCGGCTGCAGGCCTGGATAACCTCTATAAGAGCCGCGTCATTCTCGGCCAGGATGCGGCGGGTTCTGCCATTACCACAGGGGAACAGATTGAGGATGCCATCCTGTTTGCCATAAGCAAGGGCGCTCCGATCGCCCTCGGCACAGTGGATCCGGATCTGACGCTGCCTCTCGACGAGCGAACTGACATTACATGTGCCGATGTGGTAGCCCAGATGCTGCGATTCTCCCCGGACTGCGTGGCCTATTTCGACTATTCGACCAGCCCTCCAACGTTTCATTGCCGCCGTCAGTCCAATATGACACCCGTGACCTTGGCGGCGTTTGGAGAGCCGGTTTCCGGCCTGCGAATCACCCCGCGCCATGATCTCAAGATCCCCGGTGTGATCGTACGGTTCGAGGTCACCAACCAGGACGGTGACAACACCTTCGAACAGTGCGTCGTTCAAACTGCTGGGGTCACTACCGACTGGGAAACCATGGTCGCGACAATACCGCTCCAGGGGTATCGCCTCACCTGGCTGACGCAGAAGATCGAGACCAAAGACTGGCCTGACTTTTCCGGAAGCGTCGATGTCGGCCTTGCTGATCCAGTCTGGTGGCGCTCCATTAATCCTGCCCTGGACGAAGCTTGCAAGGATACCGATAAGGCCGGAGGCAAGAAGGCCCACATCACGAACCTGCACATCACTACGGTGGGCAGGGATAATGCCTTGGATCTCCCCCGATACATTACCGAGGGTCAGGTTCAGGACTGGATGCTCAATGCTCCATTATCGAAGGAGGTTGAGGAAGAGACCCTTACCGTCCTTGCCACCTATGACATCGTCGACAAGGATGGCAACCATCTGGCCAGCAAGAAGGATGTGGAGTTCACCATTACCCTCCTGTCCACAGACTGCACAAGCAAGACCTACCGCCGCCTGGATAGCAATGAGTCTGGCGAATCGATCCCGGCCGGCCTGGCGGATGCCCTGTTCGCCTCATGGGGAAAGCTATATTGGCAGGGTGAGCTGACCCTTACCGAGGAGGAATGCAGAACGATCCTTCCTGGCAGCATCATAAATCTATCCGGTGGTATGGCAGAATGGGCCACCATGGATGGCATTGTGCAGCAATCCGTAGAGGACATCGACTCTGGCATCACCCGCATCTCCTTTGGACCTCCCCGGCACCTCGGCGCAGACGACCTGGTTGAGCTCTTGCGTGGACTTCGCACCCGGCGCCTGTCTGTCCATCGTCTGGCCCGCACCTCTGGAGACTCGCGTGACGTTGAAAGCACTCCCAAGGTAGAGCTGTCTGGCCCTGGCCCGGCCGACAATCCAGGCAAGGGAGAGGGTGAGATAGTCAACCAGACCTGGCGCAAGGATGTGGATAATGGCGGCTCAACTTATGAGCAGGCCATCCGGGCCGATCCGTCCGACATCACAACCACGACGGAAGACACCCTGATCAAGGCCCGTCAGATCCTTGCCTTTGATGACAGCACATCAAGTCTGAGGCTGCGTTGGGTGATGTGTTCGGAGCCTACTGGTTCCAATCAGGTAACGACCGCAACCGTTGTAACTGACGTCCGATATGATTCATCCAGCCACAAATTGCAGATGAAGACGCGATCGCTGACTATTCTGGGTTCGGGCTCGGAATCTGAATGGACTGATATCGCTCAGGCAGAGGAATGTCCTAGCACTTAGCGCCATGACCCTTCAATACAGAGCATCGGACGGCGCCCTGCTTTACCACTCCAGTGGATCATTTGCAGGTTCCCTCATGGCCGCCTGCTGCTGTGGTGATGCCACTGGGTGCAACCCCCCCCTTAAGACATCATATGCCATTACGATATCAGGGCTTTCCGGTGACTGTGCCCAATACAATGGCTTCTATATCGTTTCTCGCACTGCCCCCGGATCCATGATTTGGAACCAAGCTGGTGGAGGGGTTAATCTCGACCTGAAATTTCCGATTAGGTGGAAGCTGTTCATGTCCTTCGGATCGTGCGAAATTGTGTGGTTGCAATTGACCTACCCTTTACCGCCTAACAGATGTAAGCCGGAGGGTTTATATGCGCTGCTAATTGTAAACGGCTATGATTGTAGCTGTGACGCAGTGTCTTCTTATCTGGTGGTATCATGAGTGCCTTTCATGACTCGATTCACTGTAAATCTGAGGCTCATTGCAAGGCCTGCAGGGACCAAGCTGGGGGTCGGTCCTGGCGCCGGTCCATTCTGGCCATATTTTCGGACCTTGGTGGGGTGGATTTTGATTGTCCGGCTGGCCGGTCCTGGGTGAACCTTGGAGCTTCCTCTGAGCCTGTTATTCTGGGGGGTCCAGTACTAAGCTTTGAGGAGGTACGGGAGGCCATTCTGGCAGCCCCTGAAGCGGGGCAATGGATCGACCTTAAGGAGGAGCTTCGGCTGGTGGAGGACTTCCTTACCCTGCATGCTTCCAAGTCCCCGTGTTGGAAGCGTCGGCAGAAGGCTAGGCTGGTGGAGTTTTATGGGGTTGTAAGCCGTCGGGAAGGCGTTTCCACCCCTGTGCAACCGGCCTGATACACCCCTGCAACCCCCATTTTCATCAATCCGTTGTCATTTCTCATCAAATTGCTTTTCGGAATACAATGGCAAGCCAAGCGAGGAATGACCCTGACGACCGGAGGGAGGAAGGGCCACTACATGGAGAAATGGTTCGCATACATTCTGGAGTGTTCAGACGGTTCCTATTACGTAGGCATCACCAACAGTCCCGCCGAGCGACTGAAGGAACACAACAGCGGAAAGGGTTCCTCGTGGACTGAGAAACGCAGACCTGTAGTCTTCCGCTATATCGAAGCCTGCGGAAGCAAATCAGCTGCCAGGAAACGTGAGATAGAGCTCAAGGGATGGAGACGTGAGAAGAAAGAACGGCTCTTCATCTCCGCCCTGAATCTCCTGCCTCGGTAATCC